GCCCCTGGTCGGCATCGAGCGGGTTTGTGCAGCTGCTCCATCCGCTCTGCGCCGTCTCGATCGTCGTCAGGTCGCCGGCAGCTCCAACAATCTGACCGTAGCTCTCGCTCTCAAACGGAACGACGACGGCTGCGGTGGCGGTGGCCACATAGCGCCAGGTGCATCCGCTGTCCGTGATCGCCGTGCCGGTACCCGTCGGTCCGCCGCTACCTGCGCTAGTGCCGGCGCCGGTGCAAACGTAGAGCTTCCCTGTGTCGTTCGTGACTAGGTCATAGAGCGCGTAGGCATTTGACGCTGACCACGCGCTCACGGTGGCGATCGTCTTCGCTGAAGTCGATGTCCAGTAGGTTAGCGTCGATGCGTTCTTGATGCGCCTGCCGACGCCTAGAACAGTGGCGTTAGTTCCGACGCATACTTCATTGACGGTGGACTTCTGCTGCCCGAGCCGCTTAACTCCGGTGAGCTCGAGCACACCATCGAGCAGCACGCCGAACGCACCGCTTCGTCTCTGGCTATTGTAGATAAGCCTGCCGAGTTGCCAGAGCGCTGCCGCAAGAGCCGCAACAATCGCGATGATAATCCCTAGAACACTGGCATCTATTCGAGATGCGTTCGAGGCGCCAAACTGCACATCGCAGTCTCCGCGCATGTCTTCGCGGATTTCCTCAAACGTTTTTGTCGTGAAGCCGTTTTCGTCTAGTCCGGACATCACAGTCCTCCAACGCGGATCGATTCCTTGATCTTGATAGGCGTGCCGTCTTCGTAGATGGCCTCACCATCTAGATTAGCCACACGAGTCAGCGGATCGACGGTGAGGTCGAGCGCACCTAGCGACTGCACGCCAGGCACTGCGGTGATCAACCGTCGGTGCTCTTGCTTCACCTCGAGCGGTGTTGGAGACTCCTCGGCCGCGAGCACGGCGTTACCTACGCGCTCGTCCCAGAGTAGCTCTCCCAGGATCACCTGGCATACGATGCGGATGAGTTGCGCGCATGCATCAGGCCCGTTCACGCGAACGAAGTCGCCATTCTGGAATACTAGGTCATAGTCTTCGTCAATCAACAGGTCGGTCACGCCAGGCATCAGCGCATTCTCCGGGCAGAGATTCGACCGTATGCCTTGAGACTTCCCGCAGATAAACCAGCCTGAGCAACAAGATAGACCGTAGTTGTGCTGGCAAGACTAAGCCGATGCACTGGAATGATTGCTGACGCATCTGCGACAGAAAAAATAGGACAAGCCGACATGTCGACTCGGTTGTCTCCCTGCGTTCCGGCAGTAGCGCTGACGGTTCCAACGCTTGCCGAAATGAAACTACCAACATATCCAGATCCGGCAGCGTATGAGACGATACCTGACACATCCCAATCGCCTGCGCTGAGACTGATCGATGTAACGTTAGCTGATACGGCAGATGTCAACGACACAGAACTAGCCTGCGATACAGCGCTAGACACACTCTCGCCTATTTCACCTGACGCAGCGCTGTCGTTCGTCGAACTTCCGACGACAACACCGTTGTGAATCGCCGTTGCCGTCTTTGACCATGCTAGTGTTGGCGACACTGCCCCGGTTAGACCTGAGAATCCTGCTGACAGTTGCGACTCGATCGCCGCTTTCGTCGCAGAGCTCTCACTTACGTGCAATCCTATCCAGGCGATGAGCACCGCATATCCAATGACGATAAGAGCAGCTATCCTGTTTGATTTCATTCTGCCTTCACTTTCTGTGCTGCTACCGACGATGGAGATGGGACTCCACCAGCGGCGAGCGATGCGGCTTTTAGCGCCAGCGCGAGCGCGGAAGGTGCGCCCATGCCTGCCTCGGTGACACCGCTACCGAAGACGGCATCTAGCGCGCTCAAGTACGTCTTGAACTTGTTGAGCTCCGTTAGAACCTTCTGCGCCAGAGCGACAAAGTCCGTCGCGTTGTCGCTGATGTTGATCACACCGACGTCCGGGTCGATCGTGATCTGCAATGAAGGCGTATCGTCCTTGCCAAGTATGAACTTCGTAGCGCTCGCGCTCGCGATCTTGTCAGGCTTTGCACGCAGTCCTGGATAGGCGCTCGCGTCCGATTCGTGATGGTTGCGCGTGTCGACGACATCAACCGCTCCGCCGCGCTCGAGCCACTGGTCGATGCTGTAATCGTGAAACGACAGTCGGACTCCGTCGCCCTTCTTGAGCGGGAATGAGACCACCCACCCGCCTCCGGCCAGAAACTCGATCGGAACGTTCTTGATAACGCGCCCGGGTAGGTTCTTCGATGCGTCTCCCGGGTCGGTCGGATTCGTCCCGACTCGGATGTCCGCGCGGCGATTGTTCACGTCGTAGGACTCGACCGTGCCTGGCATCGAGACGTGGACCTCGAACAAGCGCCTGTCGATCACCGCGCGGAGGAGCTCGGGGAGGCTGACCGCTTCCGTGGTCATCCTGCTTTCTTCCCTTCCACGTCGACAAGCCAATCCGTCCCATGGCTATCACCGCGGAACGTGAGCTTCGTTATCTTGAGCGTTTCCTTGATTGACTTGCTGTCGAGCACGACCTTTCGCCCTGGAGAGAGCGCCGACTGCATGAGGCACTGAAACTTTACCACGCCCTTATCCGCGAGCGTCGGCGATCCGATGAGACCTGAGTCAGAGGAAAATCGCAGCGCTTCCTGCTGCGTCGTCTCGTCATCCGAAAGGATCTGAAGCTCTCCGTTCTGCACGGACCACGTGAGTCCGGCGCTCTTCATCTGCCGATCGAACTCGTCGCGCAGCACGCCGGAGAAGTTGAAGCTCTGCACGTACTCTTGGACGCCGCCGCGAAAGTCGCCCTTCCGTATGCGGTCCTTCGCCGCGCCCGCATTCACGCCGAGCTTGTCCGCCATCTTCGTGAGAACATCGGCCATCTTCGTTCCCGGGCCGAAGCTCTCGGAGAAGCGAGCCGATCGGAGTGCCTTCTCTCCGTCTCCTCCTTCGATCTTGAGGGCGATGTTCGGGCCTTCGATTAAGGTGTACACGCGCCGCGCGTCGCCCATGAAGATGAGCCCGATCGAGTCCTTGTATCCGGCCTCAATCTGCACCCGTACCTCGCCACTCGCTTTCGTAAACCGATCCCGCGTCTTCGACGACAGGTTGTAGATCGAAAGCTCGAGCTTGTTCGGCTCTGCCTTCAAGTTGCGCTCCACCTTGAACGCGACTCGGAGCTCATCGATGACCACGTCATCCACTTGCACGCGCCACCGGCGATCAAATTGCTGGCTCACGCTGCACCGGCCTCTGCGACGTCTGAGGCAGAAATGTATATGAGTTGCACCCTACGGTAACGCTGCGCAGCCGGTTTGCTTTCGTCGACTCCGAGATCATCTATGCCCGGGTCTTCGTCGTTTCCGGCCGTGTCTATTGCCATGAGCTCGCCAGCAGGTCGCGATGCGCTCACGAACTGGTATAGAAGCGGAACTCCGACGGCGATGCGCGCACCCATCCAGAGAGGCACGAGTGCAGCGGTGAGCAGGTCGATATACCAACTCTCGTCTCTGTCTTGCCATTGGATGCGGAGCACGAACTCCACTCCGTCAAGTTGGACTGAAAATTCCTGATTCGTGTTGCTTGCCTCGATTGGTACAATCTCGGCCATCAGACACCAGCCAATTTTTTGAGCGCAGCGAGCACAGACGCACGTTGCACGGTGTTGGCTGGCGACATCTTCTTCAGTCCTCGCTTTGTCTTAGGCGCCATGCTGCCGCCGGCGAGCTTCACTGTCTGTGTGGCGACGGTCTTGATCTCCCGAAACGAGATCGTCGCCTTCACTCCTTGCCCGACGGTGTTGTCCCAAACTGGAGAGATGTTCGTGATGACCATCGACTCGTACGCGCGATGAGGCGTCACTACCGCCAGCAAGCGCTTCTCGCTCTGCCAGTTGATGAGCTTACGGTAGCCGTCATCGGCGCGGAATAGGTCAAGCGCGGGCTTGCCAGGGATCGGCTCGTCAAGCGGATCGTTCGTGAGGATGAACTCGAGCGACAGGACGTCAGGCTTCAGGCGCACGTGATCGGTGATATCGGCGCCTTCTTCTACCGGTAGGTCTGTGGGCTCGGCTTCGTAGACCGGGGCTTCGTTGATCGTGCAGTCGAGCTCGAGCTGCTCTGATGAGTCGAGGACGGTGAAGCCCTCATAGTCCGACTGTGGGACGATGCGTGTCTTCGTCCCAAATCCAAGCAGAGCGCCTACAACACCCATTGTCACTTCCCCGGAACTAGCGCGGCGTGTGCCGCGGTATAGTCAGCGTCGCGCATCTGCTCGATCTTGTCCTGCACGATTCGCGCTGTAGTCTCTGGATCTGAGGCGCCGTTGATCGTGATCGGAGCGTTGACTGTCGTGCTCGCGTTTCCTCCGACGTTGGTGGTGCTATATCCGCCTGCGCTGCTTTCTGGACGCGATACTCCAAACAGGTTGTTGATCCATTTGTCAGCCCCTGCTGCCGCATCGACAACGCCGCTGAGTCCGAGGGTGCGCATGTCATCGGCCACGCCCTGGTTTCGTTCCTGCTGGCGTTTTCCAAGCAACTTAGCGCGGTCGCTCGCTGATAGGTTCTTGTCAGCGCCTTCAACGGCCACGTCTGCATAGTCGGTGTTCGGCAACAACGTGCGGACGGCGATTCCTCCGACGGCCGTGATCTTTTGCAGCACGCTCCAAATCTTCCCGAGAGTGTTCGCCAGGATTTCGAAATGGGCGTTGACCTCTTTGACGACATCTCCCCAGCCGGCGCCCTGGAAGTCCTTCAGAAAGCGACCGACGTCGACGATGAAGTCGCCGAGCACGCCGCCGTTCTTCTTCCCCCATTCGATCATGAAGTCGACGAAGCCGCCGAGCACGCTCTCTCCGCCGGTGACGAACTCGTTGACGTCATCGAGCAGCGCGAGCACGAGTAACGACAGGATCGCAACGGCAGCGATTGGAGAGGCGAAAGCGAGCGCCATTGTTATTGCAGCTCCGGCCAGAACCATCATCGACCTTCCAACCGGAGTCATGTCGCTAGTGAACTTATCGAACGCGCTCGAGGCAATGCGGAGCACGCCGGCGATCCCGTCGAACGCGGACATCAGACGCTGCACGTAGAACGTGAGCGACGAGTCAATCACCTTCCGGTTTGCGCGCCACCAATCGATGATGCCGCTCGTCACCTTCTGCACGGCAGGCAGGAACGCGCGCGCGATCGAGATGCCAACGCCCCTCACGGCAAACTGCATGCGGTCGAGCGTGTCGGCGAGCATTGACGACGATTCGATGAATTCGTCATCCATGAACCCGCCGAGTTGCTCGAGCTCGTCGCCGAGAGCGGCGATCCCGTCCTCGCCCTGCGCGAGCAACTGAACGAGTTGCGGTCCGGCGCTTTTGCCGAGCAGTTGCGCGGCCACTGCGGCGCGCTCGGTCGGATTGGTCACGCCGGACATGCCATTTGCGATGTCGAGGAGCAGCCGGTCCGCCGTCTTGAGCTGACCGCTCGTATCTGTGAGGCGCACGCCGAACTTTCCGAAGTTCTCCGCCGCGTCAGTGCTTCCGCTCGATGCCGCTTCGGCCTGCCGAGCGAGGAACGTTAGTCCTGCGCGCAAGGTGTCTGCGTTCGACCCAGACAGTTGCGCGGCGTAGCCTAGCTTTTGGACGGACTCGGTGGATACGCCGATCGACTTAGCGAAGTCCGATAGTTCGTCGGCGGATCGCGCCATGCCAACGGTCGTTGCCGTTAGAGCAGCTGCCACGCCGCCGATCACTCCGGCCACGCCGAGAAATCCGGTCTTGACCGTTTTGATGGCGAGCTCAGCCTTGTCGAACCCGGTCGAATCGAAGTCGAGTCCGAGCGCTACGACAAGCTCACGGACGGTGGCCATTGCGCCTCCGTTCAGATTCAGCTTGTGCCTTGGCTTTCCTGCGCGCCATCTCTTCGCCCTCATCCAAGATGTCGAGCCACGTGTTCGCCATGAGCACGTCCTCTAGGGAATACTCGGCCTCGATTACTGCTAGGCCATCTTTCCAGCGTCGGTCACTTGCGAGTCTGAGGATGGCTCCGCGCTGCTCGATGCTCGGAGGAACGACAGGTCTTTCGCCTTCTTCGTCAGTGCTTCGATCTTTTGGTGGTCGAGCCCCAACGATCTCAGCACGGAGCCGAAAAAAGGGCCGACTTGCATCTCCAGCGCAAAGGCTACCCACGGCAGCACCTCGTCAGGACGTTCGGCGAAGAAGATCTCTGACTCGTCCATCGCAAGCACCACGGTCCGCGGCTGTCCGTCGGATCCAGCGAAATGAGCCTTGCCACCGACGTTGAGACGCTTGACGAGCTCGAGCATGAGCGCGGAGTCGCCCACCTTTGAGACGAGCGACGATGCCGCGCGCTCGAGCGCTTCGCCGGGGATGTTCGAGTCGAGACCGCCGCGGAGCAGAGGAACTAGAGGCTCTCCTAGGTGCTTCGTGACGAAGCTTAGGATCTCCATCGCTGGCGTGAGCGGCTGCTGCGTATACTCATAAGTCGTGCTGCCGATCTTTTTCTTGGCGGTTTTGAGCGGCATATGCTGTTAGACCTCTGGCGCGAAGCCATCGATTCTGGTGAGACGGGATACAAAGAAGTTCCACTCGAGCACCTTGACCTCGTTTCCGAGGACTCGGTCCTTTGGTCCACCAAGACTCACGGCCTTGGCACCTGCGAATGTCGTCGTCCCAGAACCGCGCACTAGCACCGGCTGAGGTCCGATCGCGCGCGATTTGTGGAGCTTTCGCTGCGCATCGAGAAGCTGATTCTCAGCCGCGCTCTCTGGCAAGTAGACCGTGATAAGACCGCTCTCGTCTGTCTGCTCGAGGATCGTTGCCTCTCCACCGATGCCAACGTAGTAAACCCAATCATCCGCGTTGCGGCTGATCTTGATCGCGTCGTCCTTGCTGAAGTTCTTACAGATGATCGCGCCCCATGAAAAAAAGTAGTCCTTGGGACTGATCGCTCTCGTAATACCTGCGCCCATCGTGTGGTCCTTTCAGCGGCGACTTACGCCGCCTTGGCAATCAGCCGGATAGTCCGCTTCACCTTCTTGATCGCGCCGTTGAGAATGACCTCGAGATCGAAGCCCGAGATCTCGCGCGTTGCCGTGTCGATGTCGTCAGGAGTCGGAATGGTGAGGCCGTATCCGTCTTTCGGATATGTCTCGAAATCGAGGCGGATGAACTTGTTCTTGAGCATCTCCTCGGCGAGCGCGCGCGCCTTAAGCTCGAGCTTCTTAATGCCGTCCTCGTCGCCATCGAGCTTGTCCGGCTCGGAGAGAAGTAGCGAGGCGTCTTCAGACTCGCTACGCGTGTCGTAGTAGTCTCCGCCGATGATGATGTCCGCCCACTCACCGCTCGATACCTTGCCGCCGTCCGTGCGGTTCAAGCCGCCGAAATCGACGTAGTATGTGCCATTCTTCGCGACCAAGTAGCCGATCTGAGTGTCATCGAGATCGGAGACGGTTAGGCCAGTTAGCGCCTTGTGGTATGAGACGCGCGATCCTGGCGTCGCCGTGAATAAGCGCGCCATCAGTCGCACAGCCATGAACTGGTCAGGTGCGTGGTGCCAGGTCGGGTGCGTCTGGTCGCGCGTGCCTGACTTGAGCGTGCTAAGCGTATCGCTAGATGAAGAGCCGATGCAGTCGCTATCCTGCGTGCAAGGCATGAAGAATTTTTTGTTGCTCTCGGCCCATGAGCTCGCCGCGTCGATGATCGCCTTCGATTGGTCGAGCAGCGTGAAAGAGTACCAATCTTTGTCGGCCTGCTGGATTGCGGCTAGGTCAGTGGCGATGCCAGGATCTGCCGTTGTCTCGGCGATGGTCATCTGGCCGTCGTCGCGCGTGCTCGTGAGCTCGACCGTAAAGCCGATCCCCGATCCGCCTGTGAACGTCAGCGTGCTCGCTCCGTCGGTGAGCGTGAGCCCGGAAATGGCAGCGGCGTCGACAAGCGTCTTAAGCCCGGTGGTGATCTCTTGAGCGGTGGCCGAAGCGTCGGAGGTATATGTGTACTCAACGCCGTTCACCTTCAACTTGTAGGCCTTGCTGTTCGCCGCCGTCGGAGTCACGACGACCACTTTCGTCGATGCCAGAGCGAGACGAAGGATCTTTAGCTTCGCTGGACGCGGCGAGATGGCGAAGAACGCCAATCCGGCAAGGTTGATCATGCGCGCCTCGCCTGATGAGGACGACGGAAAGTCCACCTCAAACGCATCGGCTGAGGTGTAAACCTTGGATCTGCCTGCGAACGCAGATGTTTTAACGGCGATGGCCGGGATGTTGAAGTTCTGCGACGTCACCGACGCAGTGACGCGTTCGACACTCGTTTCGGCCAAATAGGAGATATTCGCCATATCCTCGGAGATTTGAACCACCGAGCGAAATTAGCGAGATCTCGTCATGAGTTCGGATCGCCAGTGTCGACATTGAAGTCGATCGGCGTGACGTCGTCTGGAGTTCGCTTTAGCTTCAGGCTACCGGATACTCGATCGATCGTCGTGATAGAATCGTCCTCTCGGTTGCTCGTCGTACGGAATACGACCTCGAGCGACGCGCGCGATTGCCAGTTGGCGCCAGATATAGCGGAAAGATCTAGCACGTCGGCCGTCTGGATGACGGCGACATTTGCCTCCTTAAGCTTACGCACGCGGCTCGGGTCTTCGAAGGCATCCAGCGCGCGCGTTAGGATGCTAATCGCGTGCTTTTCGTGGCTTATGTCGTCGCTGTAGACCTGAGCCTGAAGACGAAATTCTCTTTGCCCTGTGACGAATACGCGCTTAGCATTAATCGCTGCGTCGTATGTCTTTACCACGCTGTCCGTGTGTAATTTTTTTACAGGACCTTGTCGTTGCAGCGTTCCTAATGGAGCAAGCGGCTGCGGCATGCGTGGCTGTGATGTCCATATGACGTCGATTCTCATGGTGCTTCGGAAATGCTCGTGTATGGCGTCGAGCGCTGTCTTCCAATCGATGCCGTTACTCATGGTCCAACCCTCACGCAGATCGCGACATGAAAGCCGCCGATAGTCCATGGTGCGACCTTCGTAACCCTGTACTCGCGGCCGTCCTCACGAAAGCGCTGTGCCGGAGTGCCAGTCGTCGCGTCTCCCTCCGATACCGATCTCGCGAGCGCGAATGTCCGCGTTTCCTTCGTACGCTCTCCTGACGGGAGCTGCTCAACCTCGCGCCCGTTTGACGGCCACGAGCACGCAACCACGTCAGCTTCAATTTCGAGGCCTTCGCGCTGGAATCCGTCGCTTCCGAGAACTATGGCATCAGGCGTTATCAGCGTAACCGTGTGTCCTATGCTGTCGACGATGGCTCCGAGATCGGTGAAGTCTTCGCTCACAAGCCCTCCGCTCCCGATTGTCTAACGATGTAGTCGATCGCCTGCTTCAAGCTTCCGGTGTCGATGAGCACGGTGCTAGATCCCTTACGCTTCTTTGTTGCGTCTGAGATGTCAGGTCTGATCTCGTTGTTGTTGAACATTGCGATGACATCTGACTTCACCCGCTCGCCGAGCAGACCGAGTGCGCGATCGCCAGACATCTCACCAGCGAGCACTTTCAATGAGAGCGAGCGAGCATAGGCAGTATATTCGGCACCGTGCCGGTCGAGCGTCTTTCGCAGGAACGATCGCTCTGGCAACTTGTCGGTGCCGAACTCGTGAGCAGTGCCTATAAGAACGTTTGTCTCTGCGTCGCCTCGATTGTCGTCCTTGCCGTGCACTCCAATAGTGACCTTACGGTCTCGGATCTCGCCAGCGCGCTTTTTCAAAGCTTCGTATCCCCGATCGATGTCGGAGAATTTGAACATCAGAGCACCATTGGCGAGCGCACAAGCGTGCGGCGCAATGCCTTGAACATGCGTCCGTATTTCGTGCGCTCTAGCTCGGTGTCCTCTGCTCGAGTGTCCTGCGGCGTGTCGTAGGTGACAGACACCGGGCCGACGGTCTTGCTTTTCACTGCCGACGCTGTCGCACTCATGCCGGCGACTACGCCCATGACCACCATCTGATGCGCGGTGCGAAAGATGAGGCCGTCGTCATAGCTTCTACCCCACCGGTCTGGATTCAGCATCTGCGCGCAGCGGGTAAGCCATTTTTGGACGGTATTGTCCGGCACCGAGGCGAACTCGGGGAGCTCGTCCTTAAACGATGCCGGCGTGACGCTCACGTGTTCGAGTCCTTAGCGCCTTTGTTGAACTCTTCCTCAAGCTTTTTCGATCGCGCGCGGATTGCCTTGGCGACGTCCGCCCGCTTCTCGTTGTGCTCCCAAGAAGCAAGCAGATCAATGTCGAACGTATCCGATACTAGCGCCTTGGCGTCCTTCGGAGAAAGGTGAGCGAGTCCTGACTCTTCTCCGCCCTTCGTCACTTCAACGTCGCCATCCTCGATCCATTTCTTCCATACTGGGCTGTTCTTCGTAGCTGCTTCGAACTTCTCCAAATCGAGTTCGTTGGCGCCTGGTTTCAGGAACGCGGGGCGTTGCACTCGCGGCTTCGTCGACACGATCTCCGCGTATCCGATCGGGCGGGACATCTTGTTATTCACGATTACAATCGACATTTTCTCTCCCTGGTTAGGCGGTTTAGGGCGGCACCGTGATGCGCTCACCGTGCCCGAAGCGTCTCCCAGCGCCGCCACGCCGAGTGATTTTTCCCGTGGTTGGCGGCCACGCCACGCGGTGACTCTTGCCGCGTGGTTAGGAACCAAAGATCTTAGATGCCGTCCATGAAGGCGATCGCGAGTGGACGGCGCACAATGCAGCCACCGACGGCGCCCTTGGCAGGGACCTTCACCGCGAGGTTTTCCCATTGTGCCGGGTAGGTCGTGTACGGCTGCGGCTCCCAGAAATAGAGCACGTCCTTGTCCTGCTGCATCGCGAGCATGCGCTGAACGCCGCCGACACCCATCGTAGACAGACGGCTACACTCGTCGAAGATGACGCCAGGAAACGCGCCTTGCAGATACGCGAGGATCGTCTTGTCGGTTGAGTTGATGTTCGTCGTTCGCAAGAGGTCCAGTCGCTCAGGAGACATCCACACCAGGTTTGCCGCTTGCGTCTGCTTCGTGAGAGTCTTAATGCCGCTTACGAGCGAGCGCACGTCGGCGATCATCTCTTCACCGGTCTTGTTCGGCCAGGTGTCGTCACCGGAGCCGGACGAGGTTCCGGGCGTGTAGATCGGGATGGTCGGAGGATCCATCAAGCCTTGGACGCCGTTGTCGACGTCGCCGTTGAACACGAGATCGTCGAACGTGTCCTCGTACCCATCGCGAGCAGCGTTCGCAAGCATGGTGTCGAGCGGTTGCCCGGCGAATCTCGCTTCATCGATCTCGCGGATGGTCCAGCGGAAGCCGATGCCATAGTCCTTCACGCGAGCGCTGAACTCCTGTCCGGATAGGCTCACCATCGGAAGGTTGTCGGCGTAGTTGTTGATAGCCTTCGCGGTTCCGATGCGGTCGAGCATGCGCCACTTTCGGAATGCCACGCCTGGGCCGCCCTGGTTATCGAGAGGAACCAGCTTTCTGCCGAATTTTTCCGGATACTTTTTCTGAAACAGTGATTGCTCGATGAGCGTCAGCTGTTGCTGAAAGAAGATCCCTTGGGCGTCGTCTTGTTTACGTTGCATGTTCAGTGCCTTTCTTTCAGCCGCTCAGGCTGGTTCGTGCTTTGTCTTAGAGCAATTCGAGCGAAACGACGGCCAACGCGGCAGCGCCTGCGCCTTTGTGGAATTTCGCGCGCGATAGCTTCGCTGCCGTCTGCGTTCCGGCTGTGGTCACGGCCGCCGACAGGTTGCTTCCAACCGAATAGTCGAAGTCGACACCAGCGGTTCCGGTGAGTGTAAGAGTGGTCGTTCCATCGCTGGCAGTCACACCGTGCAAGGCGGTCTGCAAATTCACCTTGGCGAGCAATCCGGCGATGATTTCTGCCGCCGTAGCGGTTCCGTCGGCGGTGTAGTGATAGCTGTACTGGCCGATGCCGATGACATAGTCGCCGGCATTCACCGCCGTCGGCGTTACATCGATTACCTTCGCCACTCCGTCTGGGCTCTTGCGCAGTGCTCCGAGCTGAGTGTTTGCGCCCTTCGCGGCATAGCGCACCCAGACATCATCACCAGCCGAAACGGCCTCTTCGACAGCGGCAGCAACCAATCCTTCACGAGCAACCTGCACCGACGAGTCGAGAGGATACACGGCAGTGCCTGCGGTGTTATTCTCCATCGCGAGCGATCGAAGCGTGATGCCGAGCGTCTTGTTGCCGATGTCGCCAGCCACGACAGGGAGGCGGCACTTGTCTGGTGTCGTGTCCTGCATGCAGACTACAACACCGAACGGGATCTCGCCGCTAACCGCAGCCTGGCTGAGCTCGGTGCTTACGGTGAGGGTGAAA